ATCGAAGCGCGGATGCCCAGTCGGATCAACGGGCACCGGCGTCCAGGCGCCAGAATTTGGATCTTGAGCCAATACGGCCGGCCATTGCTGACCGTCTCCCATCTGCATGCGGGGAAGATGCTGTCTGTCCCGCGCGGAGAGATCATTCAGATATGCATAGGGGCCGACGTCAGCCATTCCTGAGTCCTTCAAATGGAGTTTTCGTTTTGTGAAGCGGTTCGCTTGAAATGCACTCGCGGCAATCGGAAGCTTGAAATCGACAGGCGAAGAACGAGCCTTATCGGGCGGTGAGGCGTTCACGCCCCACCAGACTTGCGCGCCTGATAGAGCGCTACGGCATCCTTCAAATCTCCCGAGGACGACAGGCGTGCGTTGAGCGCACGGAGGTCGGCGCGACTGCGCTCGGCGGTGGCCGTGGCGACACCCGGGCGGAGGACAGGCGGCACCGGCTTCGCCGCAATGGCATCTTTCGCCTTCATCATGAGCCGATATTTCGCCGCGTCGTACATCATCCGCTGGAAGACGGCGTTGCGCATCACGGGCTCGGTGTGAAACAGGCGGTCCAATTCCGCAGGCTCGATGCCATTTTCCTTGGCAACGGCCATGATCTCCGTAGCCACCACCTGACGGATGGATGCCGGCTCATCCTTCAACATAGCCTCGAACCGTGCATCTTCACCCGTCGCGAACTTCTGGAAGTTCTGGCGGGATGCCTCGGCCTGTGACCGACGCTCTTGGGCATGCTGGGTCAGCAAATGCTCGGAAGCTGCAACCGCGGACTGAATTCGCGCCAGCTTCGCTGGATCTTCACGCGACATCTTTTCGAGCGCTGCGGGAACGTGCTCCGTCGGCATTCCGGCAAATTCGGGAAACTGGCCGAGGAAGCTGATCTGCGCAATCTGCGTCGCCGCCTCCAATCCTTCGCGGTAGCTTTGCCGAGCCTTCTCGGCCTCGGAGATCTTCTCCTCAATGGCCCGCAGTACTTGCGGATGCTGAAGGGCTTTCTCGAGCTCGGGCGCAAGCCTATCGGCGGCGTTCTCACCCGCAGCAGCGCCATTGATCGGTTGGGACGCCGGCCCATCCGGGCGTTCATATCCGTAGAACTCGGCAGCCGAAGGATCGTTGGCCTGCACGGCCACCCGCGCCCGATCGACTTGCCGGGCAAACGCCTCCGCGTGCTCGTCCTCAGAAGCGCGTCTCTCGGCGGCCTTAACACGGGCATGATCGCGCGCCGCCCTCGTCAGGGTAACGGCTTCGTTCGGGGCAGCGGTCTTGCCGTCGGCGTCGACATATTCCCGAACCATGATCGGCCGGTCGTCCACGATCCGCTTGTCCGCGGCTTCTCGCAGCGACGCCCCGTCGCTGCCAATCGCCTCTTGCTCACGCTGCTTTTCGGTATCCGCCATCGGCGTATAGCCGCCGCTGGCTAGATCGAACGCTGCCCCGGTGAGCTCAGGATCGATTTCGGTAGTCATGCTTGATTGCTCCAAAGGCTGAAGGTCCGCCGATGATCATTCGTGCCGGCGGGCAGCACACTTGCGGTATGGAACGCGCGACCTGACGCAGCGAAATATTCCTCATGCGCCCTTATGAAGCTGCTTTGCGGCCTCGGTTGCCATGTGATAGTTCACCGCCTTGTAGGCGCCGATCTCGGCAACAGCGTCAGGATTGATCCTCTCGATGTCCTGCGCCATCAGTCCGATGTGATAGGCAGGAGCGCCCTTGTAGCGATACCGGTAGATCGGCGTTCCATCGAAGAGAGCGCCCACCATCGCGATATCTTCCTTCAGTCTGGCGTCGGACCAATTCAAAAGTCCCAGCAGTCCGCTGCCACCGCCTTGCCCGCCTGAGCCGAGAAGGCTACCGATTCCGTTCGCCAGCGTTGCGAATTGGTCCACACCGGACTTCTCTTGCGTGCTCGTCGACGTTCCATTCGCTTGCGATCCAAGTCCGCCAATGGACGTACCGAGCTGGGCCAGCAAGCCGAGCGCTTGCATCGGGATGCCGCGCCGCTGCGCTTCCTCGGCCAAGGTGGCATTGGCGCCGTAGTTCTGCGCATCAAGCGCGGATTGCGCCGCCGTCACGCCCTGCCCCTGATTGGCGAGATATTGCTGCTGCATGCCGGCGAGCGTGTTGGCCGTCGTGTTACCGGCACCATAGAGCGCGTTGGCCGCCGCCAACTGATTGCTGACGTCCTGATTGTATTGCGCGGCGATCACAGGCGCTTCGGCCGCCGCGACACCGCGACCATAGGCCATCTGGTTGGCGCCGCTGAAGTCGCGGCCTGCGGCGGCAAACTGGCCGTTGATGGAATCTCCGACGTCGGTCTTGATCTGAGCCAGTTGCGCGTTCAGCGCCGGATTGTTGCCGATCATGCTGCCATTGGCGTAGGGCGTGAGATAGCTCTGCAACGCCTGGAGATTGCCCTGCACCGCCGGCGCCTGTGCGTTGGCGCCACCGCCGCCGAACAGCGACTGCGCGTAGCTGCCGATCTGCCCGGCATAGGGATTGCCCTGGGCCGCATTTTGCTTGAGGATGTCAAGTGCGCCGGTCTCGGTACCGGTCAGACCCGTATTGCTCAGCGCGCCGCCTGCCTGCGACAGGATACCTTGGAGCAATGGCTGCGCCGCTTGCCAAGGCGCGGTCTGCGATTGCGTGGTCTGCGTGGTCGTTGATTGTCCGCCCATTGGCGACACTCCATTGATCTGCTTCAACTGATGGCTTGAGGATGTGGGACTGCCGCCCGCTGCGGAACGGTTGAGCACGAACCAGCTCGACCTATCGTCGCGAAGGTGAGCTGAGTCTCAACGGCAGGTTTCGTCACGACTGCTGGCTCTCGACCAAATATCGCCCAGAACCAAGGACGACGTCATTCGAGCGTCTTGTCTAGAATTACGTAAGTCTGCCGATAGCCGTCGAGCACACGTAGCCAGCCCTTGCGCCCGAAGATGCGTACGCAACGGCAGCCTTCTGCTTTGGCATAGTCCTCGATGCCGCGGATCAGCGGCAGCCAGCGCGCCATCTCCTTGCCTTGGCAGGCCGTGATGACGCAGACCTTGCCAGCGTCGGTCAGCTCGAGTCTGGTACATGCGACGGCGTGGATCGTGACGTCGCCGCATGTGCCGCTCAGCGCAAGCCAGACGAGCGCCTTTCCGGTTAGAACATCCCGCTCAATTTCGCTAAACGCGCATAGGTTGGTTCGAAACACGGCACGCCGTACGTGGGTGTGGACCGTGCCCCAGATTACTGGATTAAGCTTAGGATCGACGCAGGTAAGTCTCGTGTTTGATAGCTCCATGACAACGATAAATGCCGTTGAAACTCAATTATTGCCGAATTGATTATCGCACCATTGTTTTTTCTTTATCTTCGGTTCAAGGTACTTTGCCCAACACGCTCTTCTAATACTCTCACCACCTACCACGTTATTCTGACCTGTCTGTGGTAGTGAATTACAAAGCTCTTCCCAAGCTTTCTTTCCGCCTTTAACCGCTTCCAGACATTTTTGGTGGTCCTCACTCACTGAACTGCTGTGAGTGAAAATATTGGAAAAGAACTTTGAGAGATGTTCGGTAATGCTCTCGCTTTTCTGATCCTGCGGTAGCGGTTCGCCAGGCAGCGGCCATATTGATTTACCAGGCGACACTCCTTGTCCGGGAGTCGGAAAGCAAGCTGCTACCGCTGGGAGGGTCTCCGAATTCGGGCGTGCGTCCGTGCTCGGCTGAGCGGCCTCGACTGAGGGTTCATTGAGGAGCGACCAGATCTTTTGCAAATCGGGCGCGGCTGCCACTTGGACCGGCCGACCAGATGAACGGGCGGCCTGATCGCTAACCGGCTGCTGACTATTTCTCTGCCGCCGGCTCACCAACTGACGGAAATTCGGGTCGCGCGGCGATCCAGCATCAGCATCGGCTGGATTCGACGAAAGCGGCTGCATCAACTGATCTCGGCGTGCCAAAGCCTGCAATTGCTGTGCATCGAACGCTCTGCCCGGCTGCTGAAGCAGTGAAGTGGGGTCAGTGCCAAGCAGGGACGGTGGGGCACGCCATTGCGGCATCACCTGTTGCAGTAATCCAGGCAGTCCACCGGGCACCGGATTGGTTGAGCCTGACTCGTCGAACGGAAACAGGTCGCGGAAATTCATGTTGACCATCGGCTTTCATTTTCCTTTGAGGCAATCTGATTTTTGAAAAGGCAAATCCGTCCGCGCGAGCGTGGCGGCTCGCGCGTAAGAGGCGATCGGGCTTTGGTCGGTCTTTTCGAGAAATTCGGGCGGCGCGATCGAGTATGGCGCCAGGTCAACGCGGCGCGGCCCTACGACAAAGGATGCACGCGACTAAGAAATGAGGGCGAGCGAAGGAAGTTCAGCCGAGCAGCGCATAGAAGAACGTCCGGCCAGCGGTCGCGCTGTTGGCGTGCGTGATCGTGAACGAGCCGTTCGCGACTGTGCTGACAAACATCGTGCCGCTGCCGAGCTCGGTTGCGGCATTCGCGCTCGCGGGCGTCAGGATCGGTGTCGAGCCGGCGGCGCAGTTCTTGTCGCTGACGACGGTTGTTGCAGAGCCGGTCACGAGCGTGACGCTGCCGACAGCGTTGGAGCGACCGGCGGCAAGTTGCTGCAGCGCCAGCACGATCTTCTTCAGATCGGTCTCGGTGATCCCAGGAACATAGGCCGTCATAACGTGCCGCTCGCCGTCAGGTCCGGCACAACGCCGGCGCAAAAGGTCCAGGATGCACCGGCCGGAATCCTCACCCTGAAGCGCGAATAGCGGGTTTCGCGCCGCACGTCACAACGGCCGGTCCTGGCGTTCACCAGCACTTCGGCATCGCCCACAACGTTGGCCGACGGCGTGTCACGGAACGAGACCGAGCCATAGAGTGTCGCAGCGTCGGTGATCGGACGAAAGCCGCGGATCAGGATGCGGTTCTCGTCACTGCCCTGCTCGGCACTTTCGAGCGTGGCCTCGAGGCTCGTCCCGCGGAAGAAACCGAGCACGTGAGCGCCGGAGAATTGCGCGATCTCAGGCTGCACCGCCGTCGCATAGGCATCGAGGCTGAGCGTCATCGCGTCGATCGACGGCGAGATGCTGTCGAGATTCTCCAGTGTCAGACCGGTTTGCGACATGCCGAGCAGATATTCGCCCGTCGACTGGACCGGAAAGAAGCGGTCGAGCAGGACATCGTAACCGAGCAGCTTGTCATAGGTGCCGATCGCGCCCGAAACGGATTTGTAAGCCCAGTAGACACGCGTCGAGCGCGGATCGGCCGCCCCCATGAAGAGCTGAAGATTGCCCTTGTCGAGATCAGCCAGGAAGGTGCGATCGACCTTCTCGCGCCCGATCTGCTCGGGGACGCCGCCTGGTTCGATCTTATGGAAGCCTTGCCCCGCATAGAACAGGATGCGCTCGCCGGCGCGGATGATCGAATAAGGCGCGTAGAGGCCCTTGTCCTGGGTAATGCGATCGATCTGGAAGATGATCGGCGAGCCCGGCACATAGGACATCCGGCGAATGGCCTGGTCCTGAAAGATGATCCCGGCTTCGCCGCCGGCTACGCCGCGAACGATGCCGCCATCGGGGAAGTCCTGGTGATCGGAGCCTGCGGTCACGCCGTCCCATGAGGTGGCGGAATTGAAATTGTTCAGTCCCGACCATTGAATCCGATAAGGCGTCGACAGAAGCCCCGACAGCACCAGGAAGCGTCCGACCACGCTGATATAGGCCGCTTGCGGTGGTGCGCCCAACGCATTGTCGAACGCCGTCGATGCCGTGAGGTCGAACACCTGTAACAGCGCATTCGCCTGGGCAGCGAAAACGAAATTTCCGGTCTGTGCGAATTGCCATTGCGCAGACGACGACAGCTGCGAATAGACCGCCCCACCTCTCGAAACGTCGGTCCAGCTGAAATCCGTGTTGTTCAGCTTGTAGAGCTTGGTCGCGGTGCCGGCGAAGGTGACGACCGTGCCGTCGGACTTCAACGCATAGAACGCGCCCCGGCACGGCGCCGGCAAAGCCGAGGTGTAGGGCGAGAACGATGGGAACGGCCCATAGCCGTCGCCGCGCGGAATCACGTTCTGGATGTTGCGCGTGGCCTGCCCTTCATAGTCGCTGACGTCGGGGCGGAAATCACCAAAAGCAAGAAGGGCCATACTTCACTCCATCCATCGCAGTTGGATGCCAATCTCTTTGCGGCCGGCCGCCGCGCAGGACAGTCGTGTTATCGCGCGGTCCAACCGCTTGGCTGGCTTGACAACAATGTCCACGACAACTGGGGTTCTGGCTCGGGAGCCCAGGCATCCGCAGGCGCTGACGGCCGGTTCCAGTCAGAATCCGGATCGGTGCGCGCCGCCCACGCATTGTCATCATGCGGAAGCGGAAACCAGGCTTCGAACCCGCGGCCGAAGCTCGCGTCAGACCCCAACACCCCATACGAGCCGAGCCCGACTGCTATGGAGATAGCGCCGGGCGCCGCCTGGCCCGAGATCGAATAGTTAGTTCCAGGCGATACAAATAGCGCGGTCGCCAGTGCCGGCTGACCAGTCAATCCAAACGTTCCGGTGGCCGTCGACATCCCCGGCCGAAATGATACGGCGCCTCCGAGGGTGGCGTAGTTGCCTCGTGCAGCAGCGAGCCCCATGGCGAACCCGGCGCCATTGCCGGACCACGCGTATGTGCCGGAGTTCGATGCCGCAAGGCTCCTGAAGGCAGCGGGCTGACCGACGAGGGCAAAGGATCCGACATCGGCCCGAAAGATGGTGTTGGTGGCGGCGCCTCTTACGAGGGCGCCGAGTGCAGAGCGGCCGATAGCATCGAAACCAAGCAGCGACATCAGTAATACTCGTCGATGATGATGATGCCGGCCGCGCCAGTGCCGCCGGCAGCCCCGCCCGTACCCGCACTTCCGCCCGCACCGCCTGCGCCGACGCTGTAGGTGTATGATGCCGCCAGGGGCGTGATAAGCTTCTCGCAATAGCCGCCTGCGGTGCCGCCGGACCCGCCACTTGCCCCAGCGCCGTTTGTACCGGCGCCACCGCCGCCGCTGCCCGAGTTCGCCACGGCAGCGCCCCCGTTGCCCCAAGAGGCTGCGCCGGCCCCTCCAAACGGTGAAACACCGCCTCTGGTGCCGGGACCGTAGTTGCCTTGGTTTCCGCCCGACCCCCAGGAGAAATCGCCGACCGCGCCGCCGATGTTGACGTCGCCACCAGACGCCGAGGCGCCGCTTGTCCATCCCGCCGAGTTGGAGACGCCTCCCGGGCCTCCGCCTCCCACCATCGACACTCCGCCGCCCGAGAATGTGGTGTTGCCTCCCGGACCGCCGCTACCGGCATTGTTGGACGTAGTCGAGCCGCCACCGCCGCCGCCCCCGCCAACCAGGCGGACGAATAAAGAGAGGCAGCCCGATTTTGTCGTGTAGGTGCCGGATCCACTCGTGAGCACAGTGCGTGTACGATTTGGAGCCGCAGCATTGATGTTGCGTCGAGCCTGGGTCTGCTGCGCATCCGTGAAGCTGTTCGCCTCCTCAGCGGAGATCAAATCCTCTTTGAGGGCAACGATCGCGACTTGCGGCGCAGCCGAGAAAGCAATCTTGGCCGTGGTGCCAGCCGAATTGAACAGGATTATTGTCCTGGAGAGCGAGCCGGTCGAGGCGTTGTAAGTGCCCTCACCAACCTCCCATTGCGTCAGGTCGGCACTCTCGGCGCGGTATTTGTAGCGGCCGCCGTTGATTGCCCCGGCCGCAGCCGGGCTTTGATAGCCCTGCACGACGGCCGCGTAGGTCCAGTCGGTCGTGCCGCCCGCCGTCGGCAGAAATCTGCAGATGTCTAGAAAGGCTGCCATGTCAGGCAATCGTCAAAATGCCGTTCACCTGGTCGAGATCGACCGTGAACGTGTTGCCATTGGTCAGGGTGATAGCCGTGCCATAATCCCACCAGCCGATCAGCGGGCTGCCGGTCGCCGTCGAATTGTACAGCACCGCGTACTGGAACGGGCCGATCGAGCCCCCCGATGCGGTCCAACTCGGATCCGTGCCGCCCGTGAATTTGAAGGTGCCGCTACTCTGCGCACCTGTGATCGTGCCGACAGATGCGCCGCCGGCGGTATAGCCGTTTGCAGTCGACAGATCGGCAGGCGTGCCATAGACCGTGTTGGTCGCAACCGGCGGATTGGAATTGCTTACGAGATACACCTTGTAAACATGTGCGGTGCCGGTTTGCATCTGATGCTTGCCAGACGCGAGATCAGCGACAAAGGCGTTGAATTTGTTGAAAGCGGCCACGTGTTGCCCCTCTAATATTTGAACGAGTTGTCATTACACGCAGTTCGGCGCATATGCGGTCATACCGCCGGCGTAATTCTTGGAAGTACGATGGTCGCTCCATCGAGGAAGACGCTGCTTGAAATCGCGCCAAGCGGCTCTGCGGCGGTGAAGTTCACTGACGTCTTCCCTGTTCACCACACGTTGAGACCTGACGCGCGGACCTGCAGCGGCCCTGCGTTGAACGTTGATGTCTGTCCGATCGTGTTCAGGTCGCCGAGTGCACTCGTCAGGCCGAGTCCCCAGGTCTGGATGCGGGCATCCTCCTTGATGTACGGCGCTGCCTCCAGGAGCGCGCCGTAGAGGTAGAGATCCGGCGCGGACGTCAGCAGCCAATTTGTCCCGCTCGTGGCGAGCGGCGGGATCAATCGCCGGTAGACCATCTCGATGGTGTAGACAGCATCGGGCGTCGGCGCGAGCTCCATCTCATCGCCGAAGATCGTGAAGTAGCGCGGCTGCGCCGGAACATCGGCTGTCGAGGCGCGATATTCATCGATCTGGGCGCCGGACCTGTACTCGAGAGTTGGCTTTCCGGACACGCTCGACAGGCGGATGCGGCGCATCGACTGAAAGTCGGAGGGCAATGCGATAAACTGGGGCTCGGCCGATGAAAGATCTACGACCGCGATCGAGCGCTGCTCCATCTGCCGATGAAACAATTGGCGATTGAACTTGGCCTCCGCGAGCTGGACGAAGCTCGGTACACGGGCAATCAAGGTCGTATCCTGGTCACGCGCCAAGTATTCGACGACAGCTGATTGCAGCGAGACATAATCAACGATCAGTGTCACGATGACCTCTCAGTCCAGCCTGCCTGCAACTTCGGCCGGTCCGTTCGCAGATATGCCCAGTCGGGATCCTCGAGCTTCCTCTGTACGATCAGGTCGAATTCGGGTGTGAACGGGCGCAGCGATGTGTTGCCCCTGCGGTGTTCCTCGTTCAGCCATCTGACGTAGATGACGTTGGGGATACGGGCGACGTGACGTCCCCAATCGCTGCGCTGCTCGCCGCGGCGCGACTCCTTGTTCCACTCCAGGATCGGCGCGACATCCTGGACCTGCTCGATCGCAAGGCCTTTGCCGTCGCTGTCGAAACGCGGCCGCAGGGTCAGACCGCTCATCAGGACAGCTCCGTGATCCACAGCGTGCCCGCGGTCGCAGTGACGAGACCGTTGGTCGGCGCCTTAATCGCGGCGATATTCTGGCCCGGCGTGACCGTGACATACTCGACCGCATTGGCGGGCAGAAAGATATCCGCAATCGTGGCCGTCTGTGCCCCGTCACCGACGCGATAACAGCAGGCAGAACTGGCGGCGAGCCGAAGCTGATAGGTTTCAGAACCGAACTTGCTGGCCGCGCCGACGCTGCCGTCAAAGGCGACGGTCTGCGTGATGCCGACGCGAGACGACGGCTGCTTGGGAAAGAACGACATCTCAGGCTCCCTTGATTGCGATGGAAAAATGCATCGGCACCGACGTGCCGGACGCGCCGGACGGCGCCAGCGCGATCACGTCGTCTTCGTTGAGATAAGTCGGTGAGGCCGGTACGGCGGAAAACAGCTGCCCGGCAGCGGAGCCGGCTTGCGGCACCGGGAAGCTCGCCACCTGTGTGGCGTTGACCGTGACCGTGACGGTGCCGTCCGCCGTGGTGATGGCACCGCCCAGGATGCCTGTCACTTTGACGAGACGGCAACGGAATGGCGCCCGGACATAAGCGGCGACGGGCGTTGAGCCGAACGACGGCGTGTAGGCGGTCAGATCGGCCGTGTTCAAGGTACGATTGTTGGGAAGCGGCATGCGGGTCTCCAAAAAGAAAGGGCGGCCCGAGAGCCGCCCACAGGTCGAGATGATTGAATTGACGAGATCAGGAGGTCGTGTTGTCGAAAATGCCGCCGCTTGCCTTCTCGTTGCGTGCGACCAGCGCATATTCGGCGAGGATCTGCCGACGGTCGGAATCGCCGGTTTTGGCGAGCGGGATCGAGATCATGTTGCGGCCATTGAGATAGGCGACCGCCCACTTGTCCATCTCGAGCACCAGCACGTCGCGGGCGCGCTGAAAGCGGCTGGCGACCACCTTGAGCTTGCCGAAATCCGACTCGTAGGCGTCGACCGATGCAACGATCTTCTTGGATTTGGCCTCTTCGATCGCGGTGGAACGACCGGTGAAGGTCGAGAACACTTGCTTGTTGAAGGCGCCGGTGAGAATCGTGCCAGGCTTGCCGCCGTTGATCCAGATCGAAGACAGCACGGTCTTCAGACGCGCCTCGGTAAAGGCGATCTGCGTGCCGTCGGTCCGGCTGCCGGTGCCGTCGGGCGCAGCCGGATCGGCCGCGCCGCCAGCCGTGCCCTTCGACGTGTTCGAGACGATCCAGGACAGGACGGATGCCGTCTTGCGCGGGGTCGTGGTGTTACCAACCAGCTTGGCCTGGTTGGTGCCGCAAAGGATGGTTTCGAGGTCGCGCTTCAGCTCGAGGCCCTTCAGCATCTCCTGATAGGCGAGCTCGTTGTCGCGGCCGGCATGGTCAACCGCCTGCTGGGTGCCGGAGACGCGCGCCACCTTGTAGGAGATCTGACACTGGTTGCCGAGCCGAACCGTTGGCGTGGTGACGTTGGTGTTGGGATCGTCGCCTTCGAGCTGCGCGTTGGTGTTGTCGGCCGGCGCCAGCGCCTGGGTCTGCCATTCATGATTGACGGCAGTCGCCTTTTCCTTCTCGACGCCGCTCATGAACGGCGTGTCGACCGGATCGATGCGGTAGATCATGTCGCTGAGATCTTCGCGATTGCCGACCGCCTGGTAGGTGACGAAGGTTGAAGTCGGAGTGGTCATGGGTTGTCCTTGTGATTGGGCCGGCGATGCCGCGCTCAGCCTGGATGTCGCACAGACGTCCACGGTGAGCCGAGCATTGTCGGCGCACGCCTGCTTGCGCAAACGGGAATGTTCAGATGTCGTTTATTCGCTCAGGTCTCGCGGTCACGGTCGCGCGGGCAAGTTGCCCGGTCCGGCTGCTGCGAGATCTCTTCGCCGGGCGCCCGCATATGTGCTGGGGTCGGCGTCGGCTATCGGCCGTTTTTGGCGGCTCAGATGCGACGTGATCCCGAAGGTCACACGCCGCATAAAAAATTACCTTCGGATGTCCGGTGCGGGCGACTGAAATCTTGTGATGCTATGTTTATGCAGCTGATTTGCCCGACGTGTCAACGACTGCTTTTGATTCGAATCCTACAAGACAAATTTTCAAGCTTATGTGAGCAGCCAATTCTATTGCATAGCCCAATTGCTCGACTACTAATAACGAAGTCGCGTGCTAAGGTATCGTAACGGCGCAGCCTGACTCGGCGGCCACGGCCGTAGCTCCGGTTCATCTGGATTCACGCCGTCAATTGCTGCTGCAGGAGAGATGCCGTTGCCGTCACCAATGACGCCAGGCCGGCCATTCACCTTTTCATCATAACCATATCCATAATCATAATCATTGAACGGTGAAGGCGGCTGCTGCGTAGCCCTGGGCAATGCTGGCTTCGCACATAACCCGCAATCTTTCTCGAATCGTCTTGATCGGTGGCAGCAGCATAAAAGATACGATCTGACACTTCTAACTCCTAGTTGATAAACTGAAATTCGTCGAAGAATCCCACGAGACTCTCGTGCTACCCGGATAAATCGCCATCAAATCCTGTAATGAGGATCGCTGCAGTCATCCCTTCATATCGAGCACGCCGACGACGACCGCATAGTAATTTGCAAACAAATGGTAGGCCGTCCGATCGCCGCCTACGGTCGCTTCCTCCGTCGCAGCGGCCATCACTCGATTCCATTCGGGTGTTCTCTCGGACGCAGGCAAGATGAATTCGCCTGTTGTGTCGTAGACGATATAGTCAAAATAGTCCCCACGATCGAAGCTTTGGCAAAAGCCCGCGGTTTGGACGACGCCGTTCTCGACGAAGTCCGAAAGCCGGCATCTGGACGAATAGTCAGAGACCAACTTTGTCTTGGCGTAAAAACCCAAAACCCTAAGCCATTCACGCGTCTCCGGAACACCGACATAGGGAAGAACGAGCAGCAGCCAGGTGAGCGCGAAGACGATGCTCAATTTCTTGTTTCGGTAGAAGAGAGCCTCGACTGACAGGCAGATCAGGGGAATCAAGAATAGAAGAGCGGCAAAGAACAGCCAGACCAACGCAGTTGGGGCGAAGAAATAACAGAACATCCCGCCATAAGTATCGAGCAATGGCACGGCGATCGAGATGCCCCTGAACCACTTCATGTTCTCGCCCTGCACCAGCCGAGCCCGCACGAGGCTTGCTCCATCAGACCAAAGATCCGGCCAAGAGCTGCCACGAGCACGATGGGAACGAGATTCGTCACGACGCAGAACAGGCCGAAGATTGCCGCCCCAACGATGCCGCCGCGGAAGGAAAACAGCACGATCCAACTCCCGACAAACATTGCGTTGATGCGATAAAAAACGAATTTGCGCAAACCGATAAGCAAAAATCATAAATGATGACAGTCGCGTGGCGGCCGTGAAGCAAATGGGATAGGGCGATGGCGGTTGCGTCATTTCCACCAAGGCTTCTCACTACAAAGAGCCCGAACTCCTTCAGGTCGCGCGCCGGCGACAAATCCATGCCCTCGCCGACCCAGCCGTCAAAGCACAAAAGTCGCTGGTCTAAGCCCAACGCTATCGGGCGCGGCACAGGCCCACGACAATAGTCAACGGCGCGATGATAGATTTCGCTGCCGGAAGCTTGCTCTTCGGCACAGCTCACATTTGGACTGAGAAGAACCAACAATGCCAGGACGGCAAACAGCCAGTGCGTGAAGGAAGCGAAGGCAACGAGGCGGCGCCTGTGTTCTGCCGCCCCTTCGCTGTCGACAAAGTCGACTTCTTTCCGATCAATAAAAACCGGCCGCCCCGACATTCGCGTCCCTCGACACAGCTTGCTCACTCAAATAGAACATATAGGGTACAAAATCAAGTGCCGTTTATCCGAGCCTCCTCACAAGATCCCGAACCGCTTCCTGCGCTCCGCCGCCTGGGCGAGCTCCCTGAGCTCGGCCTGCGCCAATTTGCCGTTGGCGAGGACGGACGCCAAATGATCGCGGACCTTGCCGACGACGTTGATGGCGAGAAACAGCTTCTCGCGCCCCGCCACGTCATCGATCACGGTACCGCGCCAGGCGGCAACATAGTTCGTCTCGAGCTTGTCGAATGCCTCCGACAGAATCTCGTCATCCAGCAGCGCCTGTGCCCGCACCGCTTTCGCCGCATCGCGCTGAAGAGCACTCTCATCAACCATCGTTTCGCTCCGTCTTGCCCTGCCCGCTCATTGCGTCGCGGCTTGCCGCGACGGCGCCGAGCGTGGCTTACGTCAACGCCATCCCATGCTTGGCCTGCGTGTGCTGCAGTTTCTGCGCCTCCGCGAGCGACTTCAAATGCGCATCGAGAAGCGCGATCTTGGCATCCAGACCGGTCTTGATCTTGGCAAGCTCGAGCTCGGCCTGCAGCTTCACCTGCTGGTGAATCGCGTCGTTCTGCGCCTGCTGCTGTGCGAGCTGCGCCTTGTGTGCCGCCATCGCCTGCTCCGTTTGCGCGCGCGCCTGCGCCGCCAGAAGTTTTGGATCCGGCGGCGGTTGCGGCGGTGCCGGCGGAGGGTGCATCAGCTGTCCGGTCTGCGGATTAATCGCTGTGGGATCGTTGAAGAAGCGGTTCGGATTCTTGTGGCCCATGATCCGCGTCAGCTCGGCCGCGGTGTTGTAGAGCTCGCGATCGCTGACCAGGTTGACCTTGCCGGCCGCGACCAGCTCCTTCTGCACGTTGGCGATCGCCATGGTCTGGGCGAATTGCTGCGCCTTGCCGCCCGAGCCCAGCCCGACATTGATGGTCATGTCGTCGCGGGTCTTCCAGTCCCGCGGATCGACCTGGACCCAGGCGTTGCGGAGCCGCACCGTCTGTTGCTGCTGCCCGTGCTTGCGGACGGTCGCATGCAGCAGCGCAAAGATGTCGCGCACCCCCTCTGCCATGATTCGCGCGATCAGCTTGATGCGCATCTGCGAGGCCGAAAACACCTGCGCCACCGCGGTCGCGGACTGGTTCTGCAGTGCGTTGGCATCGATGCCTTGCGCCTGCTTCGAAAGGCCGGAGCGGGTTTCGAGCTCGGCATCGAGATATTGCAGCATCGGATAGATCGAGGTGGTGATATCCGGCACCACCTGCCAGTTCAGGCCGCCAGGCGTCTTGGTGCGGACCACCCCGCCCGGCCGCGACACCAGGAGATCATCGAGTGTGCTCGGCCCAGCATTGGCCTCCGCCACCTCGACGCGGGGATTGTTGTGCAGATAGAGGTTATCCAGCGCGCCGCGCTTAAGCGCCGTCTTCTCCCGCTGCAGCGGCATCACGAGGTCGGCGATCGAACGGCCGAAGAAGCGATGTGTCATCGGCACCGGCGTAGTCGCGGCGAACGGCATTGCATCGAACGGCGTGATGCACTCCTTGCCGTCCTTGCGCAGGATCTCGCTCTGGTCGCCGCCGGTGATCACTTGGTACAGGCACGGCCTACCCTCGCCATCATAGTCCATCCGCACATAGTGCTCGGTGATGCGCACCAGGCGCGCAGCGGAGTTTGCGACGCCTGATATCGTCCCGTAATGTTCCTCCACCGTGTCACGGGCCAGGGTCTCGATCTCGGTGGTCCCGGTATAGTCATCGAGCGACCTGATCTGGGCCGCATCGAAGCCCTCGGCGATGAGCTGCGCCTCGGTCTTGGTGACGACCTCGTGGAAGCAATAATTGCAGTCGCGGATCGAACGCGCACCGCGCTCGATCCCAAACTCTTCTGGCGGGACGCCCATCACCCTCGCCTGTGCGAATTTGCGCGTGGTGACAATGGTGACGTCGTGCGTGAGCGATGCCGGCGCCGGCTGCGGCAGCACCGACGGCATGGGACTGTTCATGGTGATGAAACCTTTCGAAAATGGAAAAAACAGGCGCGTGCTACGGCTTACGGGCGAGAGCCACCCTGAAGCGCTTGGCTACGCAAATAGTCCTGACTGAGACCGGGCAGCCCACCTGCGGAGGGAAGAAATTGCGTGGGATTGAACGGATCGTTTCCAGTTGCAGCAGCGATCAAGCCGGGCAGACCACCGGGCAGCTCTTTCGCTGCGGGCGGCAGGCAGGGAACGGCCGATGTCCCCGACGTGAACGGGGAGGCCGATCCTTATCGGCCACTTTGCCGTTCTGCCGGCTCGGCGTGGCGTCTGCCCGCGCCGTTGTGGGCGAGTCCGGATAATCATATTCCCAGACATTGTACCGGCTTGGTGCTCCGGCAGCGTCCGCGGAATCCCGGATAGCAGGCGTGATCCAGGGGCGCGAGAAATCCTGCGAAATTTCGAGCGGGCCGAAGCCATGGGTGACGCCGACGCCAGGTATTCCGAAGCCAAATACGCTGGCGCTTCCGCTCATCCCGCCATTGAACCGGACCGCTCCTCTTCCTACGCTTGCCGAGGCCGATGGTCCCGTCAGGAGCCCCTCAAGATTGTCCGTATACCCTGCCGAAAGACCGAAGCCGGGTGTACCGCCGTAGAGCTGAGGATAGACGCGCCCATGATTGTCGAAATACAGACCGCCGCCTAGACCCCCAAGCCAGGGGATTCCTACCGTTCCGCCGCCGTAAGCCCCCTTGGTCATGTGTCCTCCATCTGAACTTGGTGTATTTGCCGCTCGCAATTCGCCTTAAACACCTTCCTGGACTTCATCGCCGAGACCGCGCCCCAACCGGCACCGATCGCGATCAGCCCCCCAAGCAAGAAATTCTGTAGCGAAAAAAAGCATAGCGACAGACAAAGCGCTGCGACGCAAAAGCCCCACATCGCGTTCACGTATTCGGCCTGCACCGGCAAAGGCGTCGATGGTTCGAGCGCATACACGGGAAATGCATAGCGCGAGCTCAAATCGTCCTGGAATTGCGGCGGGAGTGTATCGATCGACGACCGATAAGCGAACTCGTATCTGATGCCGGCCCAGAGCGTTGCCATCGCACAGAGCACACCGAACAGCGCAGCCATCTTGTTACTCTCTTGGTCTGAATGTAGGACGTCCTACGCAGATCGCTCAGCGGCCGGCGGTCGCGTTGTTGTTCATATAGTCCTGGATCATTCCGAGAAATCCGCCGGCGGGCGACCGGAATCGTGCCGGATCGGATGGGGCGTTGCCGGTCGCCGCCGCGATGAGCCCGGATATCCCGCCCGGCGTTCCCGCGGGCACCTGCGGTACATAGGGTACGGCAGGCACACGGCCCGAGAAGGCGGGACCGCTGGTAGCGCCCGCATCCCCCTGTCGGTCCGTGGCGTTGCCCCGTAGATATGGCGCGCTCCAATTGTCCATGCCCTCGCCCAGAACATTGGCCGGCCGGCTCCGCAAGAACCTAGTCGGTGGCTCGCTTGCAGGGCCGACACTTGCAGTCCCTCGCCGGAGACTTCGTTCAAACGGCGATAGTTCGTCCCGTGGCTCGCCTGCCGGACCGAAGATGTGCTTATTAATAAAGTCGGCGATATTCTCTGGCGTGGTCGTATAATTTACACCGAATCCAGGAAGACTGGCTCCGGCCTCGATCGACGACACTTTCCCGTTCCATGGCTGCGGAATTCCGCGGTCATCCGGGATACTGGCATTAACGGTGACTGACGGAAAAATCGTTGGCGCGATAGCGGCGTTTGCGCCATATCCGAGGCTGTCTTCCGACGTCATTCCTTTCCTCAAGAAAACTAGATGCGCCCCACCGCCTCCCATTCCCAAACCGCCACTCAGCGTAAGGTGCGGCGCGGAAGGAGATCCCGGATTCCAGTAATACGTGCCTCCCAACCCCAGAAACGGCAGGGCAATGGAAGCTCCGTCCGGCCGAAGATTTCCCTTTTCATTGACTGACATGGCGCTTATCCCTTGCTAAATATCGGTCTACCAAACAAAACTTGATGCTACGTCAGATCATCGAACCTTGCGCAACATGACATACCTTCCCGTCTTGCTCATAGCAGTCTGGCTCATTGGATTGATCGTTTTGATCTGGCGATGGATGGAAAACATCCGCGTCATCCATAACAACTTGGCGCCCGGGGCCGCCGCCTCGGGCTATATGAAGCCCGGTTTGATTCCCAATCTCCGATTCCGCTTTAGTCGAATTGACCCCGAACGCCTCAATTCGGTGGGCCGCAATCGTCTCGGCGGTGCAATCTGGACCGAAAGAGTGATGTATGCCTGGATGGCGGCTGGTCTTTTTCTCGCTGCGTACTGTTCTGACGCACTTCGTAGCTAGCTCAGAACGAGCTTCGCGCGGCCCTATTGTTATGCAAATGCATGAAGCAAGCCGCAGCTGTCCGCAACTATTTCAGTCTGCGGTCCTGCACCAGGGCTAAGTGCGATTGCAATGCGCATCAACGCGCAGCCTCGCTGCGGTGGCGAACTGATCGATAGCTGCTCGAGGGCACACTTCCCATTAACTTGCCCGGCTCACACTTTCAGTCGTCTCGATCGCATCATGCGCTGTATGCGCAACCACCTTCATCGCGCCGTCGGATTCCAGGACCGCTTGTGCCAGCAGTGCGAACTGATCCTCGGTGAGATCGTAGTAGGTCTCGCGGCTTTCCTCCTCGCGCTCCTCCCACCATACCTTGACGATGCCGACCTTCGACAGCAACGCATCCTTGATGAAGGAATAAAGCGTCATGAATCCAGGGTTCTGCTGCATGAAGACGTGGTTGACATAATCGGTCTCTTGCGTTGCGGCCGCCTCGTCCTCGGGACCGACCGGCTCGAAGCGGACCACCTCGTCGGAGCCCGCGAATATATCCATCAGCTGCGGTATCAGGCCTTCGATCGTGTCGGCGACGTCGGTCGAGACCGCGCGCGATCGGCCATCCTGAGCCGCCATGTCTTTGCGCATGTTCCCAAGATAGTAATCCATGGCATCGGCCCGCTCCTCGGCGAGCCGTGCCGCCGAGATGGCGGCCAGCGCATCGGCCTTCTCGGCGGCGAGCATCGATTTGAGATCGGAGATCGACATTTTAGGCATGATGAAATTCTCTTGTTGAAGGCAGGAACGCTTGGATTCGCTCTCGACGCCGCCGGCGGTGGACGGCCGCTGGCTAAAGACGATAGTGTAGAGCCGAGCCGCACCGCGGCCCCCCTGGAAAGACCTGGAAATGGCCATCACCACCTGCATCAAATGCGGCGGACATGCCTTCGAGCTGGCGCCGCTGACGCCGCTTGGCGAAAGCCGCAAGCTGATCTCGGTACAATGCTCCGGCTGCGGCACGCCGGTCGGAACGCTCGATCCGACGATAGGTCCCCAGATCGAGACGCTGCGGCGCGAGATTGCCGCGATCGACGACAAGCTGTCCCGGATTGCTCGCGCATTGCAGGGATGATGGTCATAGGACGATCAGCGGACTGTCGGCACCAACTATGAACTGCCAAGATGCGCGATCGGTCCCCCTCCCCAATACTCGGAGCGTTTAGCCTAGGCAGTGGGAGCTTGTTCAATGCTGCTTCTGCCGTTCGTCATATCTAGTTGTGAATGACAAGGCGCAAGACTGCTTCGCCTAACG